TACAGAGAAGAAGATCTTGTAGATATTTTGGGACCAGAAGAAGGCCATCGTTACTACAAGAAATACACAAAGAATGAAATAATCCTGCAACTTGGCAAGGGATCTGGAAAAGACTTCACATCAACCGTAGCATGTGCATATATAGTATATAAACTACTGTGCCTAAAAGATCCAGCAAGGTACTTTGGTAAACCTGCAGGAGATGCTATTGATATTATTAACGTGGCTATTAACGCTCAACAGGCTAAGAATGTGTTCTTTAAAGGCTTCAAGACTAAGATTGAGAAGTCTGAATGGTTTGCAGGAAAGTATAACGCTAAGGCTGAAAGCATTGAGTTTGATAAAGCAATCACAGTTTACTCTGGTCACTCAGAAAGAGAATCACACGAAGGTTTGAACCTTATCCTTGCGGTGCTTGATGAAATTTCTGGGTTTGCACAAGAGGTTGGAACAGGAAATGATCAAGGCAAGACCGCTGATAATATTTACAAAGCATTTCGTGCTTCTGTAGACTCTCGTTTTCCTGATTTAGGTAAAGTTGCTTTGCTTTCATTCCCACGTTTTCCTGGAGACTTTATTTCTCAAAAGTATGAAGACTCAATTATGGAAAAAGAAACAATTACATACACTCATCGTTTTACAATGAATCCAGATTTTCCAGATGACCTTGAAGGAAACTATTTAGATATTGCCTGGGATGAAGACCAGATTGTTGCATATAAATATCCTGGGGTATTTGCATTAAAGAGACCAACATGGGTAGTAAACCCAACAAGAAAGATTGATGACTTTAAGTTAGCGTTCTTTACAGACATGGGTGATGCTATGCAAAGATTTGCTTGTGTACCAACATTTGCTTCAGATGCTTTTTTTAAACAAAAAGATAAACTTGAAAGATGTATGACGTTAAGAAATCCTATTGATAATAATAAAAGGTTTGATGAGTCATTTGTGCCAGACCCAGATAAAGTTTATTATGTCCATGCTGACCTTGCACAGAAACACGATAAGTGTGCAGTAGCAATTGCACATGTTGATAAATGGGTTAACCTACAAGTAGTCAAAGACTATGAGCAGGTTGCTCCTATTATTATTGTTGATGCTGTGGTTTGGTGGGAGCCAAAGGTTGAAGGCCCAGTTAATCTTTCTGAAGTTAAACAGTGGATTCAAAACCTTCGTAGACAAGGGTTTAACTTAGGGATGGTTACATTTGACCGTTGGCAGTCATTTGATATTCAACAAGAACTACAGGCAGTTGGAATAAGAACTGATACTGTTTCTGTTGGCAAAAAACACTATGAAGACCTTGCAATGATGATTTATGAGGAGCGTGTTGCTATGCCACACATTCCTTTGTTGCTTGACGAAATGTCTGAACTTAAGATTATTAATGATAAAAAAGTAGATCACCCACGTAAAAAATCTAAGGACTTATCTGATGCTGTAACGGGTGCGGTTTTTGGTGCATTATCGCATACACCAAAGAACCCTAATATAGAGATTGATATTCATACCTGGTCACGCTCAACGTCGCAACGACTTGCAGAACAAAACCAAGGTGTGGTAAAATTGGATAGTCGTGAAATACCTGAAGAAGTTCAGGATTATCTTGACAATTTCAATTTATTATAAAAAACTAACAAGGAGAAAAATGAATTCATTTAAGAAAATTGCTTTAGGGCTTGCTGCAGCATTGTCCTTTGGCGTAATGTCCGCACTTCCGACACACGCTACAGTAATTGCACCAACATTAACAATCAGTACTGCTTCGTCTGATATTACTGTTGGAGAAACCGCAACTGCTGTAGTTACATTGTCTTATATTTCTGAAACAAGAGCAGATACTGCAACAGTGCTATCTGCTATTTTTTCACAACCGACAACTGCTTCAAAGTCAGCAACTCTAACATTACTTGAGACAAACACAGCGACAGTCGCAATTGCAGGAGACAGTTTATCTGCAGATGTTAACTCAACAGTTAACACAGCAGGATATGTAACAGCAAAGTTTACAGTTACTTTGGCAGCGCCAACAGTTGCTGGAAAGTATGTTGCAACAATCCTTACAACACGTCCATCAAATGGACCATCCCTGTCTTGGACAGTTAACGTTGCTGCAGGAGATACAACACCTTCAGCATCAACAACAACATCAATTCTTAATAAGGGCGAAACTATTGTTGCAACAACAGATGATTCTGTTTATGCACCAAAGGCAGCATCTTCAGATGCAGCAGCAGTTATTGTTCTTGCACAGAAAAATGCAGCAGGTAAGGCAACTTCAGAGTCGCTTCTTGCTACAGTAACTGGATCTGGTCTTGTTGGTTATGGCACAAATGCTACAACAATTGGGTCAGCAGGTCGTTCACTTGTTATTCCTTCAGGAAATTACATTGGTGTATTTGCTGACGGTACAGCAGGTGTTGGAACAATTACAATTACAACACTTACAGGTACAGTGCTTGCAACAGAGAAGGTAACATTCTACGGAGATATTGCAACAATTGAAGCAACTCCAGTTAAGTCTGTTATTGCAGTTGGTGCAAACACAACTACAATTAAGGCAGTTGCAAAGGATGCATCTGGCGTAACAGTCGGAGCGGGAACGCTTTATGCATACTCATCAGATGTAACAACAGTATCTGATTCAGCAACAGCAGCGACAATCGTTGATGGAGCAGCAACATTTACAATTACTGGCGTAAAGGCTGGCGGAGTAGCGATTACAGTTAAGTCTGGAACAATTGCATCTGCACCAGTTTCTACTCGTGTAGAAGCAGCAGCAGCAACTGTAAAGATTTCATTTGATAAGGCTACATACCTTCCAGGTGAGGCAGCAACCGTTAAGGTTCAAGTTCTTGATGCAGCAGGTCTTCCAGTTTCTGGCAAGACACATTCAGCACTTTTTGCAACAGGTGGAATCACTTCTACTTACGCATTTGGTTCAGGTTCAGATGTTCTCACATCAACATCAATTACAACTGATACAGATACAGCAAAGTCATACAAGGTATACATGCCTTTGACTGAAAACACTGTAACGCTTTCTGCAACTGGTGGATCATCTCTACCTCTAGCAGGACAGGTTGCAGTAAGTGCATCAGCAACAGTATCAAATTCTTCTTCTAGCACAAACGCTACTCTTGCAGCATTAGTTGCACAGATTACAGCAATGCAGGGAATTTTTGATAGCCTAAAGGCAGAAGTTGCAACAGCAAAGGCTAAGTCAATTACTGACCGTGCTGCTTTTGTAAAGCAATACAATGCACTTGCAACTAAGTGGAACAAGGCTCATCCAAAGTCTAAGGTTGCACTAATTAAGTAATATTACTTATAAACTAGGGGGTTAGCCAAGTGCTAACCCTCTTTTTTATTAGAACAAAATGATATAATAGGGTTATTAAACATCGGGAAGGATGTGCCCCCTATCAAACATTTCCTACTAAAAAGTGGGTTGGTTGCTTTTTTGGTGGGAATTTGGTTTATCCTATGTCCAACAGATCACGCACATGCAGATAATGAAGTTACATCTCAAGTGTCTTCTTCTGACACATCTACTGCAACAATAAATTCATCTTCAACAATAATAGTACATACATCAACAGAAAGTGCCACAGCCATAATTGAGGTAGCACAGGCTACAATTACTCAGGCTGAAACTTCAACGGCAGTCATACAAACCCAAGCAACAGCCATTACAAGCCCTACAGAGACCATTACAGCCACTATCACACAGGCTCAGACCTCTATAGTACAGGCTCAAACAGTAGTAGATAGTGCTACTGTGGCTGTCAATAATGTTATTTCTATTCAAAATTCCCTGACACAGGCTCAAGAAACACAAACCGCTATGGCACAAATAGTAACAACAGAGTCAGCAACAGTTACTTCACTTAATGATAGTATGACTGTTTTAAATAGTCAGATTGATAGCCAGACAGCAACAGTAAATACAGATAGTGCTACAGTTGTTGCTCGTCAAGGAGATGTGACATTGGTTCAAAATCAAATCCGACTAGAAAATGCTGGCAATCCACAGACAACAAATCTTCCTAAAGATGATGATCAAGCATTTAGAATTAATCTTCCTTATGCCCTAAAACTTGGAGACCAAACCTATACAGATGTTTATGTTGCTACAAATGGTTTGATATCTTTTGGTACACCTCAAGGTTGGGGTGGTAATGCTCCAGCAGTTTATATTAATTTTCGTGACTGGTGGAATGTTGACTCAGATACATATGTTAGATATTCAACAACCATCAATAGCCTTTTAGTTGAATGGAGTGTTGTTCCATATGCAACAAGATCATGGAATACTTCAAAAACATATATGACATTTGATGCTGATGTGAATCCATTAAATGGTTCTTGGAAGGCAGATATTTCTTCTGTTGGAATGAATGGAAACAATTACAACAATCCAGTACAGGTGGTTGAGTATGTAAATAATCAACTTCAAAGCATACCAGTACCATTAACAAGCGGAACAAACTCTACTAATTTTACAGCACATGTTGATAGAACTGGATATACGCCTTATACCCCTGCACCAGCAAATACAAATCTTGCAGAGTCTCTTGCAACTGCACAGAATAATTTAACTACTGCACAGCAGACTTTGACTGCAGCACAAGCGGTTTTATCTGGCTTGCAATCAAACAAGAATGCATTACAATCAGAAATAAATGCAGCACAACAAGCATTACAAACAGCACAAACAAATTTAATAACAGCAACAAATGATGTTTCTTATTGGCAGGCACAAATTGGAACTGCAAAATCACAATTGGATTCAGCATTAATACTTGTAGAGCAGGCAGTTGCTGCAATGGGGTCATCAGTATCAGCAGCAGACTCAATTGTTCAGAATACCTTAACAGCAGAAGAGTCAGTAAGACAGGCGGAAGCAAGAGCAGCAGCAGAAAAGGCTGCGAGAGATGCACAGATTGCTTCTGACAAAGCAGCAAGCGATGCTGCAGCAGCAGCAGAAAGAGCAACGATAGCATCTGCAATTGCAGCAAAGGCTGAAGCAGATAGAATTGCTGCAGAGGCTGCTATAGCAGAAGCAAAAGCAGCACAAGAAAAGGCAGCAGAAGAAGCCAAGGCAGCAGAAGATGCAAGAATATTAGCAGAGCAACAAGCAAAAGAGGCAGAGGCTGAAGCAGCCAAAGCAGAAGCAGAAGCAAAAATTCAGGCAGAAAAAGATGCACAAGCAGCATTAGATGCAGCAAAAGCAGAGGCAGATGCAAAGGCTAAGGAAGAGGCAGATGCAAAACTAGCAGAGCAAAAGGCTAAAGATGAAGAGGCAAAGGCTGCTAAAGAAGCAGAAAATGCTAAGGCTGAAGCAGATAAAAAAGCAGCAGAAGCAGAAAAGTTAGCAGCAGAACAAGAAGCAAAAAAAGCACTTGATGAAGCAAAAAAAGCAACAGAGTCTGGCAAAGAATTAAGTAAAGAAGAAAAGGTTGCAGTTGTAGCAGCACTTGTAGGAAATCTAAGGCCAGGAGAATCAGTTTCAGCAGCAGAAATCAAATCATCTGGAGTTGAATTTAAAGATCTTCCCCCATCAACTCCAGTTGAAATGAGAACATCTGAAAGCGGTGAAGTGCTTGTTATTACAGCAGAAGTAGCAGCAAATGTAGCATTAGTTCAAGATCCAGGCGCCCTTGCAGCAGCAGTATTTACAGATCCAGGTGCAGCCCTTGCTGCTCTTGGTTCAATTGGAGCAGATATGACTCCAGCAGAAAGAAAAGAGGCTACAAATATGGTTGTAGCAACAGTAGTAGCAACTGGTGCAGCACTTAATGCTGTTGGACTTGCTACAGGAGGTGGAGCACCAAGTGCACCATCAGGTGGTGGATCATCAGGAGGTTCATCTGGAGGAACAAATTCAGGTGGCACAAGGAGGAATGAAAAATGGTAAGACTAATTAAAAATATATTCAATGATCTACTAGATCAGGCATGGACTCTCCTTGGAATGTTTATTGCCTGGGTGGTTCTTGATGGCAGTGCAAAAGTTGTTGTTGGTTATGGAATTTTTGTAACCACAGTTATTTGGATTTTAACAAGTCCTATTAGAAATAGAGAGGAGTAAATATGAACGGTGTATCAAACATTTGGAATATTCTCATGCGTATTGTTGCGGTATTTGCAGCAAATGCATTAGCAGTAATCGGTGCAGGTGCAATTGCAGGCATCTCAGTAGCAAAGGCTATGACAGTAGCAGGCCTTAGTGCAGTAGCAGTTGTAGTTGAGAAGTTGGCTCGTGCATTTATGGACGACGGTAAACTTACAAGAGATGAGATTAACGCAGCATTTTCTACCACAGATAAAAATGCAGTAACAGTGCAGGACATGGAAGTAGAAACACGTAGAAAGAAATCAAAGACAGCCTAATTATACATATTTGACGCTGTTTGACAGTATATCCCCCTAGGTGTATAATGAATATATCTAGGGGGATTTTTAATGCAAAAAAATAACAAAGATATTAATGTTTACTGGGCACCAGTTTATAACATAAATAATGGAAACAGTTGGAACATGCTGTATCCAGAACCCAAAACATTAATGTCAGAATTAATGACACAAAAAAGTGAAACAATGGGAAATGCTCATTTTTTTTCTTGTCCAGCATCAAGCAATTATTTTAAAAATACTTATGTTTTTCGCAATGTTATTGAGTCAAAACACGAATATGACTTTACAGACTTAAATCACCCAAGCATTATCAATCATGGTAATTCTGTAATTGAATTAGATTTTCTTCGTTTGCCAACATTAAATGATACCGCCATGTTACATGTTGTAAATTATTCTTATATATTTTTTGCTGAAGAATCTGTTAATATGACATTTGCTCCACCATTTTTTTCAGAACCAAAATATACAAAATATGGAACACCTTGTCCAGCAACATATGATGTTTCTCAATGGTTTAGGCCATATATCTTTGAGATGTTAATGTGGAAAGCAAAAGGAGAATTGATCATTGAAAAAGATGAACCTTTATTCTATATAACGGCAGATACTGATCAACACATAAATTTAAAACGATTTGAAATGAATGATAAATTATTTAATTATATGACTCATTGTGTTGCAGCACCAAATTGGCAAGGAAGAGGATTACCGCTGATAAAAAGATACCAGGCATTTAAACAGTCCAGAATGAATGAATTGGTCTTATCTGAAATTAAAAACAATTTAGTTGGTTGACAATATTTTTTTCTAGTGTACAATTGATATAGTGGGGGTATATAAATGACTGTTATTGCAGTAGTTCGTGATGAAATAAATAATAAACTTTATATGGCAGGTGAACGTGGCGCATCTGACGACAATACCATATTGGCATTAAGTAGTCCAAAGGTTTGGAAATTAGGTCCATATCTTATTGGCTACGCTGGAGCAATGGATGGTGAACGTATTCGCTATAACTTTAATCCTTATGTCCCAGACATTAAAGATACAGATAAGTTTATGCAAACAAAGTTTATAAAACAACTTAAAACATTCTATAATGATTTTTGGGTAGATACATCTAAAGATGGAGATCTTGGTTTAATTATTGCAGTTCGTGGACAAATATATGAGCATAGTTCTGCAGATATGTCTTTATCTAAATACACACTTCCTTATCTTGCTATGGGTTCTGGCGCAGAGTATGCATATGGATATTTAAATGCTACAGAAAAAACAAAAGATGCAAGAAAACGTGTAGTAGGGGCA